TAGACTAACGGTAGCCACTACCGTTCACAACATGGCTGTCACTGTTTTGTCCGGTACGTCCGGCGCCCTTTACTACAAACCCGCCGGCACTAACGGCAACTTCCCCGAATCTGGCGTTAACATCAGCACCGATGTCATTACCGTTCAGCCGTATCTGAACTTCAAGGCTGGCGATCCGGTCAAGTTCCGCGTCATCAACAGCCAGACCGGCGAAGCCGGTACCGGCACACTGCCTGCCCCCATCTCGGCGGCTACCACCTACTACGTGCTGAGCTACACCGCAGCCACTGGCGCGCTGACCGTATCCACCGCTGCTGGCGGTACCATCCTTGCCATCACCGACGACGGCACAGCCGTGGCACCTAACGAGTTCGAGGTGTACTACGCCGACTATGCCGCCGTTGGCCAAGTGCAGTCATGGTCGTTTGAGATCAGCCGCGCTGAGATCGACGTGACCACCATCGGCCAAACCGCTGGCCAGTATGCGCCCTTCCGCGCTTACATTCCTGGCTTCGCCGACGGCAACGGCACCGCAACGATCTACGTCACCAACGAGGACGCTGCGCTGTCCAATCGCATGGTGGAAGACGTGCTGCAACGTCAGCAGGTTGGCTGCGGCTTCAAGCTGTACACCGACAAGCAAGGCACCGAGGCGCTTAGCCGCAGCATTGCCATGGATGCCGTGCTGATGACCGCCAGCCTGAACATCAATCCTGATGATGCTCAGCAAGTGGAGATCACTTTCCGCCCGGCCGGTGCACCTACTTTTGACTTCAGCACTTCTGCTTGATAGTTGAACGGCCCCGGCTTATGCTGGGGCCACCCACATTTATTGCATGGCATCATCTGCACTGGCGCGGCTGAAAAAAGCAGCCAATCTTCAGCCAATTAAGCGCGTTGTAACACTTAACGATGGATCTACGTTTGAGTTTTACGCTACGGCGCTGACCATGGCAGAACGCGAGCGTGCACAAAAGATGCCCGGTGGCGATGATCCCAATGGCTTTGCGTTGAACCTGCTGGTAACCAAAGCGGCCGACGATGCCGGCCAGCGGTTGTTTCAGGCTGGTGAAATTGCTGAGCTGAAAAACGATGTGCTTGACAGTGATCTGCAAGCCATGATGCTCGCCATCATCACCAACCCAGAGGAAGCTGAAACCGATATGAAAAGCACTGAAAAAGGAGCTAAGTAAAGACAACCTGCTGCTGCTGCAACTTGGGGTTGCAAAAGAGCTGGGTTACACGCTAGCCCGGCTCAACCGTGAGGTAACACTTGAAGAGCTGCTGCTTTGGTCTAGCTATTTTGAGCTTCAGAATGAAGAGCAGGATCGTAGAATGAAGCAACGCCGTAGGTAAGTCGTGTCGGTTGTCGCCAACGTTGCTATTAACGTCGACAGCCGCGACGCAGTTAGCAAGCTTCGGCAGGTTGAGTCACAGGCAAAAATTACCGAGCGGGCGTTTGAAGGGTTGTCTTCAGCCCTTGCTGCGTTTGGGGCTGGGTTTGCTATCAGTAAGGTCATCCAAGACGTAACAGAACTAGATACAAATATCCGCCGTCTTGCAACGGTTGGCGTAGATGTAGCCAAGATTAATCCTGCGCTTTCGGCTTTAAGCAGGGAACTCGGAGGCGTTACTAGCAAGGCAGAGTTAGCAGCAGCTTCCTACCAAGCCGCATCTGCTGGCTTTAGTGATACTGCTGGCAATGTTGAAATTCTACGTGCTGCAACAAAAGCCGCTGTTGGCGGATTGGCTGATACGCAAGCCGTAACTGAAGTCTTAGTAAAGACTTTAAACAGCTATGGAATGTCTGGCAGCCAAGCAATACAAGTAACCGACAGCATTTCCAAAGCAGTCGAGCTAGGCAATCAAGAATGGTCTGATTACACTAGTCAACTTGGCCGTGTAGCGAGCATGGCGGCATTGGCTGGTGTCAGCCTTGATGAGACTAATGCGTTTATTGCATCCGCTACAAAAAATGGCGCTACGGCAGAAGTGGCATTTACTGGCCTTAGCGCTGTACTGACACAATTATTGCAGCCAACCAAAGAAAGCCAAGAAGCAGCGGCAAAACTTGGCGTTCAATGGAACTTGATGGGCCTTCAGACTAAAGGTCTTGGCGGTTTAATGGAAGAATTGGCAGCTGCAATAGATAAAGATAAAGAAGCAGCAGCGCGGATGGTTGGGCCTACAGAAGCAATGCGAGGTGCATTTGCAGCAGCATCAAAAGATGGTTCCGACTTTAAGAATATTCTTGAGCAAATAGGCAGCGCAGCAGGCAAAACTGATGCAGACTTTCAAACAATGAAAGGAAGCCTTGAGAACACGCTCAAGGCATTAGATACATCATTCAAGAACCTAAGCGAAGCGTTAGGCACAGCGTTTGGACCAACGGTTGTCATTACTGTGCAAGATATGACCAAAGCGGTTAATGGCTTTGCCGATTTTATGGCAACAGTGCCGCAACCCGTGATGAACACGGCGGGGGAATTGGTCAAGTTAATTGCTCAAATGTTACTGCTGCAAAAAGCAATTCAAGCAATCATTGCATTGCGCGCTGCATTTATTGGCGCAATGGCTAGCATGACTGGCGCAACTGTTGCAAGTGGTACTGCCGCAACAGCAAGTGCTAGCGCATTTGCAATGTACACAAACAATACACGGGCATTGCAAGCGCAAGCAGCAACCGCAACACCTGTATTAGTTGGCCTAAGAAATGTCCTGTCAACTATAGCGGGAATTGGAGTTATTACAGTTGCAGTAAATATTGCTATATCGGGCTTTCAAAGTCTTCTTGCCGCCAACGCAGAGCTTGACAAATTACGCGGGCGTAAAGCGGCAGGCGGGGCTGCGGCAATGTTTGCCGGGTCATCAAAAGAAGAAGTATCTAGGCAGCAAGTAATTGCGCGCAAAACGCTAGAGCATGAGCAAAAAATTCTTAAAGGATTGCAATCGCCAGGGTCACGTGTTGCCCAATTTGTTAACTTAGGCGGCGTGCTTGAAGGCCTTGGCGTGCCAAGCATTGGAAGTGCAAGCAGGCGTGAAATGCAAGCAAAAGCACGGATAGGCTCAGCTCAGGCGGTTTTGGGCCTGAATGCCAATAGGTTCCCAAGCGCCACGCCAGCACCAGTCTCCAACGCCACGGGCACGCCTGTGGGCGCCGCAGCCGGTGGCGGCAAAGGCAGCGGTGGTAAATCAGACGCAGAAAAAGCGGCCGAAAAAGCAGCGCGTGAAGCGGAAAAATTACGGCAGGAGCTTGAACGATCGCTGGAAGTTGGAGATCAACTTGGCACGCAATTTAGTCGTCAAGCAGCGTTGCTGTTTGAGGGATCAGAAATTGAACGCAAGCGCCTGCAAATTCAATTTGATTTTCAAGACCGAGCAAAGCAAATCAGCGAACTAAAAAATGCAGAGCAGCAGACAAACCTTAATCAACTTAATACAGAAATCCAACGGCTTGAGCTAATTGATCTGCAAACCGAAGCGCTGAAGAAACAGGCAGAGGAAGCTGAAAAACTTTTCAAAGCAGCTTTTGATGCAGCCGAGTTTGGTGTTGATGGTGAAGGCACCGTGGCATCTGGCTTGAGTGATGCAATAGCCAAACTCAAGGAAGACCTGAATCCAATCAAACTGCAAATTGACACTATTGTTAAGGGCGCAACTGCTATCGGAGAGGCATTTAGCACTGCATTTGGCGAGGTCATTACTGGCGCAAAGTCAACGCAAGAGGCGCTGGCTGATGCTTTTAAGAGTATCGGTCAAGCGTTCATCAGCATGGCACTTGAAATCATTGCCAAACAGATGACGCTAATTATTTTGCAGACAATCCTTAATGCTTTCAGTGGTGGGGGCAGTGCTTTGGGTACAGCCAATAAAAATCTGACTGGCACTGGCGCTCTTAAAACTCCTATTCCAGGATTAAAGGTTGGTGGTTACGCGGAAGGCGGCTTTGTCACCGGACCCACCATGGGGCTAATCGGCGAAGGCGGTGAACCGGAATACGTCATCCCAGCCAGCAAAATGACCGCCGCCATGTCCCGCTATTCGCGTGGCGCCCGCGGTTCAGCCGTCATTCCCAGCAGCGGCTCCAGCGTAGAAGGCGGAGGTGTAGCAACAGCAACAATGGAACCAATCGACGTGCGATACAGCATCGAACGCATCAACAACGTGGATTACGTCACCGCCGATCAGTTCCAACGCGGCATGGCACAAGCTGCCCAGCAAGGCGCCATCCAAGGTGAACGCCGCGCCATGCGTAGCCTTAAAAACAGCGCCGCCACACGTAGAGGAGTCGGCATCTAATGGAATACGCCTACGGCCACCTGCTCGACATCGGCCCCAGCGGCCAAGCAGCCCAATACCGCTTCCAGAACTACGCGATCAACCAGAACGTAGATGGGTACTTGTTTTTGCCGTTCAGCTTTGGTGGAGCGGTAGCCACACTTCAAGGCGATAACCTTGACGCCACAATTCAATTTGCAAACATTGAAATGACCCGCGCGTGGATTGTCGAGGCCCTCGATAACCTATGGGTTGCCAAGGTCACCACGGTGCTCTGGGAACCCTCCACTGGAGCAGTCCAGCGCACCCTTTACAACTATTGGGGCACCTGTTCCAGTGGTGGTTGGGATGAGGTCAACATCCAGATCAGCTTGAACTCAGTGCTGGACGCAGTTCAGACCAATATCCCAGCCCGCCGTCTTCACCGCTGGCAAGTCGGTAGCATTCCGTTCACAGCCCAAATCCGTGTGTAAGCACCTGATCGGACGCAGGTACGAATACGGCGGCAACGACTGCATCCATCTAGTCGTGGATGCCTTGAAGGCACTAGGCAAAAATCCGCCGGAGGTTGCAGAGCACTGGTACGCACTGAGCCCACGCGGCATCTTGCGGGAACTGTCCGTTTACTGCGACACTCTGGATGCACCCATCTACGATGGGGACATCATTCTGTTTGGCGCC